CAAGAGCAATGGCTGAAAGTCGGCTTATCATCCCCCGCGGAATCAGTCTCACCTTGGAGAAGGTCTGAGACAGTCCAGCAGGGAAGGTGTGTACTACCGGCAAATGGGAAAGGAGCACCTCAAGCGGTGCTACCCCGGAGGCGGACCTGGATCGGTCCCAATTCCTCACCCAATGTCGGTTTACTCTCTCCAGCTGCACACGCGAGGCAACTTCGGCAGAGACCCGTGGAATTTTCACGTAAGGGTCGGACAATAATCTGTCTGTCACTGGAGGCAAGCATAAAGCTTGCTCCCAGAGGGCAGAGGAGTAAAGCCCGGAACCCCAAACGTTTTTCCCACAGTTCTCTTCCGCAATTTGATCGCTTGCCTCATCCGAAGTTTGCGACAGGAGATATTCTGCGATGGGTATCGCTATCTCATGTCTCTTATCTCGGAGGAGGCCCTCGCGTGCCCAGGGTGGTAAAGGAGCCTCCGCGCCAGGAAAAGCGCGGAGGTTCCTCCCCCCGGGAATGAGAGAGTTCATCACCATCGTCGCCAGAAGTTTCTGGCGACCGCTGACTTCCTCCTGTGGGACTGCAGGCGTGCCGTCCTCAGAGAGGAAGGGGAGACCTAGACCCCCAAGGTGACGTGGTAACCACCACGACATACCTCTGGGGATCTCAGTTAAAAGGCCTCCCTTTCGCCCATGCTCCCGAAGGAACTGGGACATCAACTTATGGTGGATTTTCGGATTATGACCCGCAAGGAACTCCTTTGCGCAAGCTTCCAGCTCAGTGTAACAGCGTCGGTCAGAACCTCGAATCTTGAACGGTGAGAGTAGTCCGTAGTTCGTGTATGGGACGTGCCGAAAACCCTGACATTTAATGTCCAGGATAAAAGCGGCCGAATTCATCTGCAACCAATTCGGTGCAGTATAACACTTACCAACGGATAACTCTAAACCCGCAAGAGCGGAGAGGTCCCTCCATCGCTGACGCTGAGCCGGAGTGTATAGCATCACGCAATCATCCCCGTTCACGGATAACGGGGCATGCCGCAGGGATCGCGGCATGGAGCTCCAAGGGCCGGCGGAAAAGGCAGAGTAGCAGACGGCAGCATTTATGATGCAAAGAACGATGAAAGAAACCACCGAACCCATCAGCTGCCCGTTGGACTGCTCCACAACCTCATGGTCATCATAATGAATCTGATGACCAACAAGTGCCTTAGACCCCGCTCGACGCACCCAATCGGGACATCGGCCATGGCGCGCAAGACGATTCCAAACTCTCCTCGAAAGGAATGAACGGATATTGTCTGAAGCTGCCTTATAGTCTCCAGACTCAATAAAACGCATATTCTCGGAGTAGATGAAATCTTCCTCCATATGACGTAAAAATCTCGAGTCGAGATACTCGGCCGAAATCGGTTTCCCGATTAGTGCGAAGCAAGGGTGCCTGGACATTTGCCGCCAGCACGACTTCTGAACATCCTTCAACAACCAATAAGGGACTGCAGGCCCTGACGTCACGGCCCTCACTTTGAGGGGTTCCTTTATGAACGCCGCCTGACAATTATAGTCCCGTTGGAGTCTCAATCCATCCAGAGTCCTTTTTGCCATCAGGGAATCGACAACCGGTGAACGATAACCGGTTAGGACCCCCACATGTGGGTGGTAAGCCATTCGATCTAATTCCACGGGCGCGATACCGCGGGAACGCTCCTGGATATCCTGCCAATTAAGACAGATCTCTAGGGCGGCCCCGCCGCTCGCGCGCGGCAGACCAAAATGGCCACTAACAGAGGGAAATCCGGCGGCCTGTTGCGGCTGGCCGAGACGTTCCAGAAAACCCTCATGAAAGACCTCACGGATTATATTAGCTGCTGATTCAAGCAGTAAGCGCTCGTCGAACGACTTTATCCATGAGTCTCCCCCCACATCATCCTCCGCGTAATTGCACCTGGTCTTCAAACCCTTGACAAGTGCACGCGGACCTAGAGATAACTTATGATCCCTTCTCGAATCTTCAAGCACCACGTCGGTTACGACTGGTGACCCCTTCTTCGCAAAGAGGAGTGTCTGGGCTTTCGCCAGGACGGAGGCGCGTGCGCTAGGACCCTTCCTAGCTTTGCGTCTCCAATTCCTGAGCATCTGCCCGACAAACCTCCCAACACGACCAGGGAGAAAAGAAGAGAAAGGAAAATGCTTCGTGGGCCAAGGAGGGAGCTCCTGACCCATTGCTAGGTTATGCAGGGTGGCGTAGCCCACCTTGAGAAGTTTCTCAACGTGGCAATCCGTCGCCTGCAGCCATCGGCGCGCGATTTTGGAGAGATCTCCATCGCGGGCCGTAAGCATCCCATAGGATCCATGCAAGACAGCACACAAGTGCCTCGCATGGTTGAGGGCGGTACAAGATCTCCCGCCCTCGCTGTCGCCCCCCGGCGTGACAGCCAAATCACCAATTGGTGAAGCCGATACCTGTTGCTCCTGACAGGTAGGAGGTTTCCCTTCCAGCAAGACCCCGGACGTCTCCGGGGCCCGCACTACGATTTG